TACCGCTCGAAAGTGAACGGCTCGCGGCCGCCTGCAATCACAACACACGGCTTATCGAACGCCGCGGCAACGTGCATTAGAGAGCTGATCAGGCTAATGCAGCCATCCGCGTTATAGACCAGGCTGAACAACTCGCGGATCTTGGTCTTATCGATTAAATCGATCACGTTATCGCCTTTCAGCCTGGCGTAATTGTCCTTCGCCAGACCGACCTGCACGAACGTGATCTCCGGCAGGCTCTCGATGAGCTGCTGGAACCGTTCGGCCCGCCATCGCTTGGCTGTGAAAGGCCCGGTATCGGTGTTGATAACCCAGTATCGCCCGGTGACCGGCCTGTTGGCCTTTTCGGCATCAGAAAGGTGTATGTCCGGCTTGAACGGGCCCTGCTTGATGGGCTTGCCGGAATTTTCCTGCAGCGACTCGCGAAAGGCGGCGGTTATATGCAGGCCGTTTGTTTTGCTGCCACGAGTCACTTTGCCCGGGCCGATATCGTAAACCTCATCGGCATTTGCCGCGGTGACGCTCCGGTCGATGTGCGGATTATTGTTCCATATTTCCGGCCCGGCCGAAATAACGCCGATCTCGAACGCCGGATACGCCTTTTTGAAGTCACGCACAACCGGCGTGAACATCATCCGGTCACCCAGCAAAGGCTGGGTATTTCGCAATAGAACTTTCATAAATCTCCTTTACTTGATCTGAAATCCTTTCGGGTTCCGGCTGGAAATGATCGTCCGCAACCCAGCCGATTTTTACGTTGTGCGGATTCCACGTCATCTTGTACCGCTTTTCGAGCGTCTCGCCGAAATAGGTCCGCCGATCGCCCCATACGACCAGGTTCGTCCCGCACGCGGCCGCCAGGTGCATCAGGCCGGACGATACGCCGACGACCAGCTTGGCACGGCATAACTGGTCCATTAACGCCTGCAGCTCGATACCCCGCATATCGAACAGGCCTTCGAGTTTCCGGTCGTCTTTCGAGCCGACGACGGCGTATGTGATCGGCAGCTTTCTCAACAGGTCCATCAGCTCATCCCATCGGCGATAATTGATCGAATTTTTGCGAGGGATCCCGCGGGCGTGGATCAAACAGTCGAAAAAGAATTCGCATTTTTCCGGCCGTCCGTAGCGATAATATTCACCGTCCGGGCGGTACGCTTTCGGATATTTCAGGCCGCGGGATGTGCCGTTGTGACTTCTAAACTCGGTTGCAAAGTCGGCATATAACGGCGCCATGCCGTCGAAGCTGGAGACAATGACCTGCTCGTAACCAGCCGCCCGCCTGCGGCATAACGGCGCCCAGCTCATTACCTCCCAGCCGAACTCACCGTGCCAGGCCGGAAACTCTATCCGATTTTCGATTTTCATAAATTCCGCACAACTCATTTTATTGCTTTTTCCACCGCCTTATTATAAGGCTTGCGCTTGTCACCGCTTACGTTGCCATCGGCGTGAATCAGAACGTGCCAGTCGAAGATCGGCTGCCACTTGCAGCAGCCGTTGAATCGGGGCGACAGCAGGGGCAGGCTAAACTCATCGCGGGCGAACATGCACGGCGCCTCATCGCCCACGACAAAACCCTTGTCGCAATGTGAATCGACGATATCCATCCACTTTTGCCAGACAGGTACGAACCTCTCAAGAACATCGGCATCCAGCACAACCACGCCCGAGTTCGGCCAGATCGGACAATGCTTTTTCTGCCATAAATCAAGAATATATTCCCATGCTCCCGGATCACCGTCCAGGACGGTATGATTCTTGATAAAGCTCACCGTGTGCTTGTGCCTTGTCTGCGGCGTGTAATACAGAATATCCATCACTCCCTGGCAGTCCGGAGCGTCCCAATCGCCCGGTCCGGTCAGAACCGTATCGCTGTCCAAATAAATATAACGATCGGCAGGCGGCAGCTTCGATGCCAGTAATTTCACCTTATAGCGATTCCATATCTGATCCGGAGGAATATCGTACAGATGTATTTTTCGTCCGTACTTTTTACCGGAAGCTATCAGGTACTCCGACTCTTTACGATATTTCGGATTACTATCGACGGCAGTGAAGAAAAACAGGTTCATTAAAACGACTCCAGGTTCTCGCGGTAATAATCGATTGTCTTTTCCAGGCCATCGGCCAGTGGTGTAAATTCGGATGACTTGAATTTTAATGGTTTGAGTGTCTTAATATCGGCGACGACCACGCTGTCGGCGATCTCGCCCGGCCTCATGGCCACACGCTCGATCGCCGACTGCGACCCGGAAAGCTCGATAATCTTTTCAGCGATAAAATTAATCGTAGTCTTTTGACCGCTGCCGCCCTCGATGACGGAATCATACGCATCGTGATCGTCAAGCAGCGCGCGGCAGAGAATGTCCGCCAGGTCGTCGACGAAAATGAAGTCCATCACCTGCTCGCCGGACCCGTAGATAACGATCGGCTCGTTCCGCAGTGCCGGCAGGCAGAAATTCGGAATGACCTTGCGGACCGGCGCGTGCTTTTGATACGGGCCATAAGCATTCAAACCACGGACAACGGCGATCTTCGTGCCGTGTTCTTTGTTATACATCAGCGCGAACTTCTCGGCACAGGTTTTCGATATCGCATAGGTATTGAGCATGAAGTGATTGCCGACGGCGATATTGCAGCAGCGTTTATTCTGCCTTCGGCAAAATTCGAACAAAGTCAAAGATCCCATAATATTGACCTTGGCCGGCATTATCGGATTGTCTATCGTCTCGGCCGTCCCCAATATGCCCGCCAGGTGCATAACAGCATCGGCCTGACCAACCGCATCCTCGAGTATTCCCGTCTGAATCATCGAGCCTGCGATAAAACGATCGCAACCGAATTTCGGCTCGGTTATATCGTAGACAATAACCTGATGATTATTATTCGCCAGTCTTTTGGCCACGTATCGGCCGATAAATCCCGACCCGCCCGTTACTAAGATTTTCATTTTCAGTTCCTTTTAATAAACGCCATTGCGCCGCCGGTGGCGGCTGTTGATATGTCGAATAGAATCAGCCTGTCCGAATCGGTGGACATTATGATATCTATTGCACGTCTTACCAGGGGCACGTATCCCGGTCGTCCGTAGTCCGGCTGCCGCCTGTCCTCGCGGCACCCCCCCCCAGTATCGTGAAAAATAATAATACCGCCCGGCCGGACCAGCGGCTCGAAATAATGATAGTCCACCAGTGCCCACCGGATATCGTGACGCCCGTCGATGAACAGCAGGTCGACCTGTTTAGGCAGGTCCTCCGGCGGCACCCACGGCGAGGCCTTCGCGATCAGCGTATAGAATCCCTCGAGCCCGTGAGCCTTCATATTGTCGACCATCCGCTGTTTTGTTTTCATCTCGATGCAGTAAAGGTGCCCGTCCCTCTCTCTCACCTTGACTCCGAGCACAACGGACGACCCGCCGTCGGCCGATCCGATCTCAACGACATTCCTTGCCCCACACTTATCGCAGCACAGGGCAAGCAGCTCGAGATCCTCGACCGCGATCCTGTTATTACCGTCCCTTACAACCCGTGACAGATCCATTTCTTTCATAATTCAACGCTTCCTTATCAGCATTTCGCCGCGCAGCGATTCGATGCTTCCGAACTGCTCGATCCGCGGCCGGTTGGCCGAGATAAAACGGTCGGTCGCAACCTTGACTCCGTTGATATATTCGTAATCGTCGATGAGTATCACGCCGGCAGGCGTAAGCGATTCGAACGCGATTTCGATATCGTGGACAACTGCGTGTATAGAATGATCGCCGTCGACGTGGAAGAAATCATAAGGGCCGCCCAGGCTATCGAGCGCTCGCGTGTCGGAGTGCAGCAGCTCGATTTTCGCATCCGGAAAACTGTCCGCCAGTAGCCGCCTGACCCTCGGAAACGTATCTTTCCTGACCCCGCCGTGCCCGCCGTCGATCAGGTCATATCCGGTATACGAAGCAGCAGGCGAGGCGCAGAGAAATGCGAAAGCCGAATAACCGTAACGCACGCCTATTTCGGCGATCCTCGCCGGTCCGTACAACCGGCAGATCCGGAACTTTTCGGCGTAATACTCCCAGAAATCCTGCCGGCCGAACTTGTCGTCGCCGGGCGCTAAAACCTTTTCCCTCCATTCTACGATCGTAGGAAAATCCACTTTTTTCTCCTTTCGGTTTTTCATTAATTCCTTATTCTCGAAGCCATCAGCCAGGGCATTGACAGCTACCTCTACATCGTTAATCCGCACAAAATCCGCCGCGTCGCTTCAGTGGCCGTGCTGCTGGATCCGGCAGCATTCGTGGCGCAGGCGTTTAATATGATTCGCCGGCCTCATTGTCCCTTTCCCGTAAATTTCATTATCATCGCCGCGAACGTCAATGCGCTGCCCGTCAGACCGCTCATTACCATAAGGACTACGGTGGTCCACACCGGGACCAGCTTGCGCATCATGTCCTCGATCTTGTTGATGTGCGTCCACTGGTCGGTCGTGTCTTTTTCCAGTCGGGCAATTTTTGTTTCGTGAATGTCGCATTTCTGTTTTTCTGGCATAGTTGTTTCTCCCTCATGTCACTCAATCCGGTATCCGTACTCCCTGAAATTCAGATCGTAATTCGATCCGGCTATATTCTCCCACGAGATTTTCATATAGCCGCCGTTTCCGCCGCCGGAAGTTTCCGCCTTGGTCGACCCGCCGCCGCCGCCGCCGTAATCTTCGCCCGGGCTGCCCGGCTCCGATGTCCCCACGCCGCCATCGCCCCCGGCCCCGCCGTTTACGCTCTTGGCCGCCCCGCCGGTAGATGTACTTGCGCTGTTGCCGGTGCCGGTCGATCCCGCTCCGCCGCCGCCTCCGCCGCCGTAACCGTCTGCCGAATCGGCGCCATCACCGCCTGCGTAAACAGTATCGCCGACGCCGCTGTCCGTGGATCCCTGCCCTCCGGTCCCGCCGTTATCGAAGCAAAGCCCGCCGGCGCCGCCCTTGGCTTTAACCACCGTACTTGCGAAAGATGTATCGTAACCGGCCGGGCCGTCTGTATCTTTACCCACACCGGCCCGGTCGGCGGCTACCGAATAAGCGTAATTGGTCCCCTTGACGACGTTGACGGTCTTTTTCGCATACTGGCCGCCCGCACCACCGCCGCCGCCCTGGTTATTGTTGTTGCCGCCGCCGCCCACGCCGCCGCCACCCCAGCATTCGACCAGAACTTCACCGGCTATCGGGGCCGTCCAGTTGCCGCTTTGTCCGGGTGTATATAATTGCTGTCCCAACTTTTTCCTTTCAGGAAAAGTTTTTAGTCTTTGGTTTTTAATTAACTCAAAACTTAAACCTCAAACCTCATAATTATTATGAATCGTACCAGTTGCTGCCGTCGTATCTCAGCAGCGTTCCCGCCGCGTAATTGTCGTCGCCGTCCTCGTTCGTCACCCATTCGGGCTCCGAGACGCCCTCCTCGTAATCGTCGTATGATGTCACTATCGCGTACTTCGTCGCCGCATCGAGCTCGCAGTCGGCCGTCAGCTCGCATTCGTGCCAGTCACCGCGAACGGCCGGCATATTGAATTCGTACAAAATGCCGGTGGAACTTACAACGAATATGGTTTTGCCGTCATCTTTACAAAATATTCCGCGCGGATTCTCCGTTGCGCCCGTAACATCCATTTCATAAGAATCTTTGGTGTCCGAAGATAAACTCCATGCGGTTGAACAATTATATTTTAGAATTTCATCGTTTGCGGCGCCCATGACGTACATCACTTTTCCATCGGCAGTAAAACAAACACCTCTTGGGTCCGTATCATATGCAGACACATCTGTAGACGCGGCCAGCGAATTGGGCACCATTGATTCTGTATCCCACGGAGTGGGAATCGCATATTGAAAAACAGCATCATTGTAATTTACTGCTTGATAAAGCTTGGTGCCGTCCGAAGAAAAGAACAATGCTTGAGGCTCGGCAAATGCCGCGCTTGCAAAAATAGACACCCCCATGCCATTAAGATGTGCGGATGTCAAGTCCCATGCATCGTCCAATTCATATTTAAAAATCCAGCAACCAGATGATGAAATAAAACCTACAGAGTACATTTGTGTGCCATCCGGCGAAAATGTAATTCCACGCTGATAGACCGTAAAAGTAGATTCACCTAAATCGTATGAAGAAACATACGTCGCAGTTGTTATGTCCCATGCGGTACCTAAAACATATCGATACACCCATTTTGAAGTAACTACCACATAAAGATTATACCCGTCCGGTGAGAAATGAATGTCACCTGCATAATAAGGATCCCCAAGTCCGAGGGATATTGAAACATTATTATAAACATCGGAGTCGTGTGCCGGGTTAAGATCGGCCGCGTCGATTGTCCCGCTTGTCAGTGCCGCTCCGGTCGGCAGGCCGTTGGCATCTGTCGCCTTTATCTCAATATCGATATCGCCTGTAATCCCATCGCCCTGGTTATCGAACAATTCCAGCGATACCTTCGAAATCTCGTGCGCGATATCCGGCGTGAAAGTCTGGGCAAGTTTCTCGGCGACGGAAGTCTGGCCGATCGTGTAAGATGTATCGCCGCCGGTCTCGTGATGCTCGAACAGCTCCTCGACCAGCCCTTCGCTGCTGGATGAGCTGCTCGACGAGCTGGATATCACATAGGCATAGTCCCGCATATCTTCGATCCTGCGTGCAACTTCCGCGATATCGACCTCGATCTGGACATCATCCGGAATATTTTTTGTTCCGCTGACGCAGGGCACACCGTCGCGATACTGGATATTCGGCTCGGCATCGTCACCTGCGTAAACGTCCGCATCGTATTCAATTAAAGTAAGTTTTTGTGCCATGTTAATTTCTAATAATCAGGCCCCGCTCGATGAGCTGCTCGATGAAATCGACGAAGAGCTGCTCGACGAAGAGCTGCTCGACGAACTCGATATTCCAACCAAATAATCGTGCAGACCGGCCAGCTGGACGGCGACTTCTGAATCGACCCTGGTATCTTCTATTGCTTCGCTTTTTGCCTGGCCGCTCTCGCCGCCCAGGTCCGTCGTGTAATAATCGGGATCCTGGATATCCGGATCGCCGGTGTCACCGGCGTAAATATCAGCGTCATATTCGATTAAGGTGATTTTCAAACTCATAATTCGGAGCCCTGGGTGATACCCACCACCCTGAATTTTTTTATAATGTCTGCGGTCGGCCCGAACGCGTAAAGGTCGTCTCTTTTCGGTGTCACCGTCCATGTATCGGCAATGGTGACCTCTGTCCCGTCGACGCTCGCAACCGTGTGAGTCTCGACGGTCTCGGCTCCGGTATCGGGATGGTTGACCCGGACGGCAATCGTATCGACCGCCGAAACGGCCGGCTCGCAGTCCAGGACGACCTTGTTATTTGCCGAGCAACTGACGATCCGCCCGCCCAGCCGCCATGGCTCGACCACCAGGACGATATCGCCTTTCTTGCAGGCGATCGCATCTATATCGGCCTCGAAAGTCGTCATATACTTAATGATCCTGTTCTTTGCCAGTTCGTAATAAATTGCCCGCCAGGCCTGTGTCGCCCGGGAGATCCCGAACCCCTCGATCGTCTTCGAAGCCGTAGAGTCAATCGCCGTATCGACGTGCAGCATCGGAGTCATCTGGTAATCGAGATCCTCATCGAGGTAATCGATTTGCAGCTCGCCCGCCCGGTCCTCCAGGTCGATGAAATTCTTGCGATATGTTCCCTTCTTTATATTTCCCGCACTGAAAAGCTGGATCGGATTGCCGGTGTCGGGTTTGTCGACCAGGATCGTATAATTGCGGCCGATTCGCAATACCTCGCACCGCGCCATCGCGCAGACCCTATTGACCGCCTTCCATATCGTGCCATCCTCATCGAATACACCGTTGAAAACAATCCGCTTCTGTGTGCCGCCCTCGCCGTCGGATATGAGATCGTCATAGTAATCGGCGGCAGCGTACCATTCATCCAGATACGGTGTGAGCCTGGCCGGGTTGATGCCATCGTACCGCTCGATCGCGTATGGTGTGCCGTCACCGTCGCCGCTGATTACAGGCCGCGTCAGAATGTCCCAGATCACCCAGACCGGATTGTCCGACCACTCAAGCGTCCAGCTCGATCCGTTATAGACATTGACGATCCGTCCTTTCCTGATGCAGCTTACCTTCAGTGATCCGCTAAGATTCTCGGTCGCCAGTGCCGAAACGCCCAGCAGCGACAGGCTGGGATAAGAAAACGCGGTATTTATCACCTCGCGAACCGTCGTAAGCCACAAATAACGCGATGCTCGGTTGGATGCGTAAAGCCGGCCGGGGCAGGTCTTCGTGACCCGTATATCGCATCGGGTCCCCTTGGTAATACTCACCGGCGAGCCGCCCGTATATGTCCCGCCGGACAGGTAGTTTTTCTGTTTAGGCTCGCTTGCACAGGTAAGGCTCTCTTCGGCCAGTGTGTACCAGTCGTCAGCCCCGTGGGCCGAGATTTCAATTTTTATCGAAAGCCACTGTGTGCGGAGGCCGCCGTCTTTTTTTACGTTGTGGCCGGAATATTTCAAGGCAATCTCGAGGCTGTCGAAATCGCAATCCGGGGTGGTCCACGTATATGCCCCCCCCCCGTCGGCAACATTTATCACCTCGATCGCCGGCTGATACTCGCATTTAAGTGACGGGAATATCGCGCTTTGAGATAATGTCCCGTTCCTCTCGGCGGTCGTGACATCATCGTAATTGCCCGGCGGCTGGTTGTTTATGTATATCGTATCGTCGACGATCCCGCCGTCGGGACCATCGCCGAAAGCTATCAGCATATCGAGCGTCTCGTCGGCGCCGTCCGGTGTCCGCCACGCCGCGATAATATTGCCGAACATCTTGTTGGTCCCGTAGGCCCGCGGCAGTAGTGTCCCCTGCCTCTGGACGGTTGCCGGCGACCACGAATACGTGGCGTGAGGTGATTCAATATCCGCATCGTCCGGCGATCCGCCTATCGCCCGGATGAGGTACGCCACGCCAATAGAAACCCCGACCGCTATCGCCGTCGATACCAGCATCGCCGTAACAGAAGCGTAGCCAGCCGTCGTCGCTATCCATGAAGCAACCGCAATGATCGTTCCAATCACATCCTTAACGGCCGGGATCAGCAGGATCTCATCGCCGGGATGTAATTGCAGATCGTACTTATCCTTTTCGACCGGTTCGAGTCTGACCTGATTGACGCGGACTATCACCTCGGCCATCCCGCCGGCGTATTGGTTAATAATATCGGATAAATTCTGGCCCGTGAACGGGATTTGCTCGACGAGGCGATCCGAAACATCGAGTGGATTGGCAACCTTAATGACCTTAAGACAGTTCATAAAATCCCTCAACGCACAGTCGCCAGAACGGGATCGCCAGAGACGATATATTCACCCCCATCTTGCCCGTTGCGTGCAGAAAACTGCGGCAGTTCTCCAGCACGAAACCGACGTGCCATTTGACCTCGTTGTCATCGTCGATCACCCTAAACAGCACGATCGAGTACGGCCTGGGCGATTCGACGCGGCGGAAATTAGCCCGCCGCTGCTCGTCGATTTTTCTTAACCTCATATCGCTACCGCCCGGCACATCGATATCGGGCAGCTCGATATCAACCCTCGCCGCCGCCGCCATACAGATCCCCCAGCAGTCGTAATTGGCCGGACCCCGCCCCCCTTGCCTGTATGGCCTGCCAATTAAATCGGTAACATCTATATTGTGTTTATTCGTGTTCATTCGTGGTTAATTTAAGCGAATCTCACCGCCTTTGCCCTCAGACCCGGCTGGCCGCCGAACCTGGCGAAATTGCTGAGTTCTTCGCATCGTTCCGGCGTGCCGTTGCACGAACTCTCTGCGCCGGCGTAGCCGCACTCGACGCCTTTGAAACGCCGGACGTAACGGCAGTAGCCGCCGAAATACCTGTCCGCCGGGAATCGCCTGTTCAGTGGATTCGGCGCGCCCAAAACAAAGCCGATCCACTCTTCGCCGGCAGAGCAGCCGGTGACAATAAATTCCTCGCTCTTGGCCGACATGTCGATCGAAAGGAATTTCGAGTTGACCGGCGTCCGTATAATTGTGCATCCGACCAGGCCGTCGTAATCGTCCACGTAAGGAAGTATCCCGCTTATAAGGTCGGTGTTGGTTATATCGAGATTGATATTGCTCAGCCGCCCCGGCTCCGATTTGTCGTATGCCGTCATGCGAAAATTGAGCCTGTAATACAGAGTGCCCCGGTACGTGAGATTTTCGATATTATCGACGAAATGAAGCGTGTCCTCACCGTCGATATAAATATCGAGCAGCCAGAGCCACACGCCGTCACTGGCCGGCTTGTTCTTTTCGATCGCGATAGATTTGTCAATATCTTCGGGCATCTTTTTAAATGATTATTGATTATTGATTATTGACCCCCGGCAGTGCCGGGGGCTAATAAAAACACTTTTAACTTTTAACTTTTAACTTCCTCCAATCAAGCCCCGCCCGACGAGCTGCTCGAGGACGACGACAGGCTGCTCGACGACGAAGATGAGCTGCTCGATGAGCAGCTGCTTGAAGAGCTGGACCCGGCGGCCCCGAACATTTCTATTTTGGCGTAGTATTTGTCAATGCATTTGGGCTCCAGGCCGAACTTGATCGGGCTCTTTAGCCTCATTTTCCACATGGTAGAAGTCAGAATATTTGTCCAGTTGAATGTCACTGCCCCGACCTTTATATCGTCCTCGAACGCCTCCAGCAGGACTTTGTCGGCCGCCGAGATATAATGGTAAGTGACATTGTACAACTGCGGGATCGTGCCGGAGAATCTCGGCCGCGTACTGATCGCGCCCGAAGAAAACTCGCTTCTTATCGTCGGGTCTATCAGCTTGGTCTCGGTAAAGCCCCTGTGAGATACCGCCCGCGTTAATGTCGGAAAAGATGCCATTTATTTTTTCCCAATCAGCTTACTGAGACTGCCGCCCTCGGCGATGTTTTTCGCCACAAGGGATACCACCCATTTCTCGCCGTCGAACTGCGATGGGCTATCCTGCTCGATCTGTTTGCCCGTATTATTATTGATTACCACGGTCGGCGGCGCCGAGCGACCAAACGGCGATCTTACAACCTGGTCGGCCGGGGCCAGCAATTCGTCCTTTTCGATAATCGCAGCCATCTCGTTGCTTTTGAGTCCCCGCCCGGTCTGGAAGCTCGGCACACCCTCCGGAACCCAGCCCGAATGCATAAAATAAGGATTGCCGCCGCCCGCTGCCGTTCCACCCGCCGTTATCATCCCGCCGCCGCTGAACATATTGCCGAGCACACCGCCCAGGCCGCTCATCAACGGTGCGATCGTAGCGTTCATCAATACCCTCGCCGCCATATCGGCCAGCATCTGGGCGAACGAATCCTGGATCGATTGAAATACGTCGACCATGAACGATCTGAAATTCGAGCCCTCCTGCCTTAGATTCATAAACGCACCGCTCAAACCGCTCTCGATCGACCGGCTCGCCTCGGCGAATTTCTCCGAGACATACAGGCCAGTATTCTGGGAGTCCTCCCGCAATTCCGCCATGTAGACTTTCATCGCATCGGCCCGGCTTTCGAGGATGGCCGTCATTTCATCTGTTAAAAGTTTCTCGGCCTCAGTGACACCCTTTAGAGTATCCGCGTGGGCCGCCATGTAGGCCTTGAGGTTCTGTATTTTCTCCATCCGCGTCAGATAGTCCATCGACCGGATCGACGCCAGTTTCTCGCGAGTATCGGCGACGATCTGAGCGTCGGTCCGCGCTGAGACCACGGCCGGATCGACGCCGCCCGCTGCCGGCTCCGGCTCCGGCGGGCCCACGAAGGACAGGGCATTCGCCCGCTCGGCCATCTTGCGCATGTACTCGGCCCGCTCCTTCGGAATATTCAGGTAACCGGGAGGAAGTCTCTCTTGCTGGTAACCATCGAGCCCGAAGCCTTCGTATTCGCTGAAATCAAAACCCCAGCCGCTGGCCGTGCCGGGACTGGATTTTCCCGATGGTTTCGGCACAGCTTTCAGCGCTCGGTAAGCCATGAAGATCGGCAGTACCTGCTTGACCATGCGGGCGCCCTCGACGACATCCTCGGCCCAGCGGATAATGCTTGAGCGATTTTCCTCCATGGTTTCGGTCAGTGACTTAAACGCCGCCGTCTGGATCGGTGAAGTCACCTCGCCCAGAAGTATCTTGAAGTTGCTCCATCTCTGCGTCGACTGCTCGATGGAATAGCTGTCAGTCGCTGCCGCCTTTGCGAAGTTCGCCTGCATACGGCCGGCCGAATCGAGATTCTTAGCATAACCACGGGCCAGGCCGGCGGCATTTTTGAGCTGACCAGCGAAACCGGCCATACCCCTCATTGACGGCATCAATACCTGGAGCTGCCGGGCGTTCGCGGCGGAGAGCTTTTCGATTATCGTTACAAGACCGGCGCCCTGAATGCTTGCTTCATTCAGCTTAAAGCCTAACTCCTCGGCGACCACGCGTGACGCTTCGGTCGGATATTGGAACTGATTAAATATGTTTTTCAAGGCCACAATTGACTTGCCCGCATCGAGGCCGGACCTTGTCATCGCCGCCATCGATGCGCCTACCACTTCGAAATCCACTTTAAGAAACGCCGAAGTGCCAAGTACGTCACCGATGGCGCCTGCATATTCCTCGAAAGTCATAATGCCCTGCTTGACTGTAGCGTGCATAATGTCGTGGACGCGGGTGAGTTGGTCCGCCTCGTAGTCATAAGCCTTCATAACACGAACCGCCGCCTTGGTCGCTATCGCCGTATCTGTAAAGCCGCCCTTGGCAGATTGCAGATTTGTTTCGAGAACATTTAATGCGTCGGAAGGATCGATCTCGGCCGACAAGACATCGAAAAGCCCTCCGGTTAATGCCGTCTTTGTCTCGCCGTATGCCGCCGACAACTTGAGCAGTTGCCTGCGATATCCCGGCATATAGTGCATCGTCGCCGCGTCTAATTGCGTCGATATCTTGGCCAGGCCGGTCTCGAAGTCGCCGAACTCGCGGCGAGATTCCCTGATCACGTTGCCCAGCATGTAAAATCCGCCGCCGACGCCGGCCAGGGCAAGCAGGTTGCTGCCCAGCCGCCGGACGCTCCGACCGGTCATGGCAAGCGACCCTCTGAACGAGTTGACCCCCGCCCGCGAGCGATCGCGTGCTATAAATTCCAGCCCGACTTGTGTCATTAGTGACATTTTCGATTTTCTATTTACTATTGACTATTTATTATTTTTGAATCTGCGTAATTAATGTTTTTCGCGGTTAAATATTTCTTCGATATCATCGTCCGCCCGTTCGACCTCCGGATCGAAATCGAATTCCTTCTGTATGTCATCGATCCGGCCGCCGCGCATCGCCTGGCAGATCTTCGCCGCCCTGTAATCGTCCCGCTTCTGGCCCCATGGATCGATCTTCTCAAGAACCTCAAGCTGCCTTTCTTCGAAGGCGGGCAGCCTTATCTTTACTTCCGCTACTGACCATCCCCGGGCTTCTGCGATCCGGAACCGGAGCCTTTCTTTTCGTCCTCGCTCTCCGGAGAGTCCGAGTTTTTTACTAATTCCTCGATCTCGCCGGTCTGCATACCCGATAACCGCTTGGCGACGTCCAGGATCGGGTCGGACACGGCGGCGGGAACCACGCATAGCTTGCCGATATCCTTATCCGCGAACATCCGGTTTCCATGCTGATCGAAAACGGTTAGTGACATCAAAACCGCCCGGGCGTTTGTCAGTTTCACTTCCCGGCTGCCGGCCTTTACCGATATGACGTTGTTCTCGTAATCGTCCTTCTGCCCGCTGGTCAGGCCGCGGATCTCGATCAGGCCCAGTTCCGGGACCGTCTTTTTTTCCCGCGGGACGGGACATTTGAAAAACCCTTCCTTTGTCGCCCAATTTGCCATGACAATTTCTCCTTTCGTATTTATGTTTTAGGACCCACGGCGGTGCCGGGGGCTAAATATATAATCCGCGCAACCTGTGCCATAGGTATCCGCGGTTTCATTTATCCGCTCGATGAGCTTGATGAACTGCTGGACGAGCTGCTCGAAGAGCTGTTGAAACTCGGCGCTCCGCTGCAGCGGATCTCGATCGGGTGAGTCGCAGCCGTTCGCAGCGGCATCTCCAGCGATGCCGAGCGAATGTGACCGGAAACAGCCAGAGTTTTCGTATCCTTGGCAAGCGTCCAGGTCTGGTTCTCCCCGGCGAACGCGCCTAAGATCGTCTCGAACAGCGTCGCGTCGAAAAGTAATGTCGCCGACAGTACGCCCGGGTCCTTGAATCCGCCCTCATACTCGTTCCATTTGTCTGTAGAATCGGCGTCGGTCACATCGAGCTCATCTTCGGTCATACCGTTCCAGCTGATATTCTGGAGCTTACCGATAACCCCGGAAACAGAGCCGGTTAATGTCCATCCGTGTAAATCCATTATTTTTTTCTCCTATGCTTGACTGTAAGGATTGTCTGTCGCTACCTGGTAAATAACGTCGATATTGACCGCGATGCCCGCTACCAGCGGGTCGGCCAGGAACTTTTCAGCACTGACAAGATGAATCTCGCCCAGCCCATCCAGGAACCGGTTGTCATCTTCCATCAGCTTCTTTTCGATATCGCTGCGGACCTGGTTGAGCCGCGTATCGATAGAGTCGGTCGCATCGTCCGAATCGATTACAAGAGCCTGCAGTGCGAACGGTTGTCGCCAGATTGTCACGGTATTCGAATCGGACTCGATAACCGCCTCTTCGGCCTGCTCGATTATCACCGTAAGGTCGGTATTGATATCGGATTCCAGGTGTATCCGTTTCGGCCGGACCGCCGTCAGGTCCTGATTAAAACCGTTATCCTCGGTGATCGCATTGACCAGGGCTTCGATCTTGACGGCAATCTGTTCGATAATCGAAGTGCTCATGCCGGCAGCCTCCGGGCCAGGATCATCCGGACCTGATCGTGGATATTCCTTTCGAGCCGGCCCATCGATTCGCGGCATATCGCGGCAGCCTTGTCCTGGGCCCCGACGAACACCTGGCCCATTGATGGTCCCCTCAGCTCGGAGATCGGCAGCCTGGCGGCCGCCTTTCGCTTGAATACGCCCGTATGGCCGCTGGCCATGGTCGCGACAAATGCGCTCCTGATAAGGATCCGTTTTTTCTCGCCGCCCTTCTTGTACGTAACGCCTTTTTTTGTCTGCCTGGCCGAGAAGTTGTAAAGAGGTATCCGCCGGCAGCTGATTTTTATGCTTGATCGCCAGTTGCGGTACGTAGCGCGTCTCAGCGTTATCGACTTGCGGATGACCTTGATCTTTAGCCCGGACTCCGCCGCCAGAAACCGGCCGGTCTTTGTCCTGGCCTCGGTAGCCGTCCGGTTAAGGCCGCGGCTCATCACTTTCGGTAGTGAGTTTCGGCCAAATCCCCGCAGCTCACGCTCGATCTTTTCGATCTTGTCGTCGTCGTAACAGATCTCTAACATTTTTACATTTACTATTTACTAATAACTATTGCTTAAGGACCCCCGGCAGTGCCGGGGGCTAACAACACTTTTTACTTTTGACTTTTTACCTGCCTTATTTTGCAGAAAGCAAAATAAGGCCCGCATCCTGGTTAATAATCTCGGTGATACGCATCTTTTTCGCAGTCTCGCCGAGCCGCTTGGCACATTCGATCTTATCGCCGCCGGTATCGATTAATTCGCTCGATATGCCCTCGGTCTCGCTGTTTAGTACCAGAAGGTTGACTTCAGGCAGCCGGCCCGGCTCCGAGCGAGTGACGACCGCCGAAATCTGCCGGCTCTCGCCTGTCGCCGGTAAGTAAGTCACCGTCTCGGATCCCGGCAGCAGCATGAAACTGCCCGCCGACGCGGCCAAAGTGTCATCGAATGTATCCATGATTCATTTCCGATTGACGATTTATTAAATCGAAAACCGAAAATCTCAAATCCCTTAGCCGTCAATTTTCATTAAATGCCCGAAATAGGGATCGAAGATCTTTTCCTGCACATACTGCTCGACGCGGACGATTTCGGATTTCGTCTGCTCCTCACGGTACGTCTCGACGTATTCCAGATCGCCGATATACGCATCCCATCGCATCGTCCGGCCCAGTTGCGGCTCGGTCCTCGGCAGGCCCTCCGAGCCCAGCACCGCGACCATCGCGTAATCGTCCGGCCAGATCTCGGCGCCTGTGAAGTCCTGCGCCTCGTCGGCCGAGTTGTAAACCGCCTGGCCCACGATCAGGTCCTGGATACCCAGAATGGCCGCCATTGCCGCCCGCAGCATCGCCTCGGTGATTACCGGAGCGCCCGGGAACTTCGCCTTGATCTCGGTATTGTTCATCAGGTTGATCATTGACGATTCGGAGATGATCAGTGCGTTCGGCGGGATCCCGCAGTTCATCCTTACTTTTTCGCGAACAGTCTGGAGCTGCTTGATAATGCCCGTTCCGACAGTATCCCACGGTGTCGATCCGTAATTGGTGTACAGGGCGGCCGTCGAAGTGTCCCATGTAGTCGTATTGAAAATCGCCTGGCGGACCCGCAGTTCGCGTGCCAGTTGCATCTTGAGTTTGATCGCCTGGGTCTTCTCGACCTCGGCGTCGAAGTTGTCGGCGTAATTCTCGACATCTTCGTCGGTCACCTGGCCCTCGAGGCCGTGGTCCGTGCACTCGTAACTCATATCGTCCATGTAAAGATCGACGCGGTTGAATGTCGCGCCGTTTGCGTGGGCCGTTTCCGGAACCGTCAGGTTCTTTCGCTTGGTGACGGACAGTGTCGCCGCTTTCTTGCGCACGCCGCAGACAGGCAGGATCTGGTCTGCGATGAATCGCATCCGGTTGGTCGTGTACTCGTGGAAGGCCACACCAAGTTCCTCTCGCGGCGTTGCGTGTGTTGATTTCTGTATCATTTTATTGCTCCCTGAATTAAAATAAGCTTTTCAATTTTCTTTTGACCCGCTGACCGCTTTTTATCCGCCGGCACTCGACGAAGAACTACTCGAAGAACTGCTGGACGAACTGCTCGATGAAGATGAACTGCTGGACGAACTGCTCGATGAAGATGAACTGCTGGACGACTGCTGGTATCCCGGGTGCGGCAGGACCTCGATGATACTGCCGTCGCCGGTGGCTGTATCGAGCGCCGTTCCGATCAGCCTTGTCCCGGTAGCCGCGATCTCTCCGTCGTCGGCGGCGTATACTTTTGATCCCGCGGTAATCGCTTCCGACGCCGTCATTTTCGATGTCCCGCCGTGATCGTTGAGCCGGATTGCGACGTTTTCGCCGTCGTCGCAG